AGTGTACCCAGAAGGTGCAAGTTCAGGCGACAAATATTACTATGGTGATGCAATCATAACTGGTAGCAACATATCAGCATCTTTTGATGGAATGGTAGAAGCTGAAGTAACATTTACTGGAACAGGTGCATTAACTTTTGGAACTGCATAATTAATTATTAATTAGAAAAGGAAGATATGACTACGATAATAGATAGAGTGAAGGCACAATTTGAATCTTTAGGCATTAAAAAGATTGAGGTAGCTGAGTGGGGCGAGGAAGGCAAACCTTTAATAATATATTGCTCACCATTTACATTAGGAGAAAAAAGAAACCTATTTAAAGGTGCTAAGAATGATGATCTAGCAGTATTGGTAGATGCAATCGTTTTAAAAGCAAAAGACTCAGAAGGAAACAAATTATTTAAGCTAGATGACAAGCTAACATTATTGAATAATGCTGATGCAAATGTTATAGCTAGAGTAGCAACAGAAATGTTGAATGGTGTTTCTTACGAGGAAGCTGAAAAAAAGTAAGAACTGATACAGAGTTATATTCTATACTTGCTCTTGGTCAGGAATTAAACAAAAGTATAGAAGAAATTTGTCTTATGACACAAGACGAGTTTTATTATTGGATAGCTTACTTTAAAGTGAAGGCAGAAAAAGAGAAACTTTATAATGGCAGATCAGCAACTAAACATAAAACTTAATGTTATAGATAATGCTACAAAAGCTTTCGTAGAAATTAAAAACTCAATCTTTAATTTAAGAAATGCTTTAATTGGTTTAGGTGGTGGAGTTGCTTTAAGAGGTTTAGCTAAAGTAGGAAGCGAAGCAGAATTAACAGAAAACAAATTATCATTTTTATTTGGTTCTGTAGAAAAAGGTTCTCATGCATTTAAAACATTAAATTCATTTGCAAGTAAATCACCATTTGCATTTCAAGATATAATTTCTTCTGCTGGTAATTTAGCAGTAGTGTCTAAAGACTCAGAAGAACTAGCAAGAAACTTACAAATAGTTGGTAACGTATCTGCAATAACTGGATTAGATTTTCAAACATCTGCTGAACAAATATCAAAAGCTTTTACTAAAGGAATTAACTCAGCAAGACTTTTCCAAGACAAAGGTATTGCTAGTTTATTAGGATTTCAAAATGGTGCTGAAGTAAGTGCCTTTGCAACACAAGAAGCTTTTATTAGAGTATTTGGTGCTGGTGGTAGATTTGCACAAGCTTCTAATGTTTTATCAAATACATTTCAAGGAACACTAACTAAGATTACTAATTCATTTGTTAAATTCCAAAATGATATTAACAAAGGTGGTTTCTTTAATTTTATAAGTTCAGGATTATTAGTAATAAACGATAACATAGATAAAAACAGTGCAACATTACAAAAGTTTGCTATAGCATTTGGAGAGCAATTAACAAAAGCAATAAAGGGTTTATTATTAGGAACTGGTTTAGTTATTGATGCCGTTGCACCTATATTTAAGTTTGTAGCAAGTGGTATTGAAGGATTGTTAAAAGCTTTAGATGCACTTCCAAGTGGTGTTAGAGAATTAGGTGTTATAGGATTTTTATTATTAGGAACTGGTGGAAAGTTAATTGCATTGGCACTTGGTTCATTATTAGATCAACAAAAAAAATTTGTAGAACAATTTAGCGATCAAAAATTCTTCTTAGAAAAAAACACAGGTGAGTTAGATAAACAATCTGGTGCTTATGGAGTTATTAAAGAATTTTTAAATGAAATAGATTTAAAAACACAATCTATTAATGAAAAAAATCAACAAAAGAATGAACTAATTAATAATGCTAATAGTGGTTTGCAAAAAGAATCAAATCTATTAGATGAAATTATAGAAAAGTTTGGAAGAATTAATAGTGAAGCTTTAGATCAGCTTAAAAAAACATCTGATGTAGTAGTACAAACTCTTAATCAAGGTATAAAAGATTTTTCAAAAGGTATTGCACAATCTATTGTTTTAGGAAAGTCTTTAGGAGAAGCTTTAAAATCTGCAGTACAAAATGCTCTAGTAAATATATTAGCAACTCAAATTGAAATATTAATTAGAGAAGGATTAAAATTAGCTGGTCTTAAATTACAAACAGCAGAAATTGTAAAACAAAATGCTTTACTATCTCAAAGACAAGCTATTGGTGGTGGTGATGGTGGTGGATTATTTGATTCTTTGTTAAGTTTTGGAACTAGTTTATTTGGTGGAAGTGGTGGTGGATTTAATCCTGATATTGGTGGAATACCAGATACTTATGTAGGAATGGCAGAAGGTGGTTCTGTTAGAGGTGGTATGCCAATCACAGTAGGAGAACGTGGTAGAGAATTATTTATACCTTCATCAAATGGAACTATTGTACCAAACCATGATTTAAGTGGTGGAATGAATATAACATTTAATATTCAAGCAAATGATGTTAGAGGTATAAAAGAATTATTAATTGATAATAGAGCAACTATAATTAACTTAGTTAATCAAGGTGCTAATGCGAAAGGAAAATCTAATATAGTATGAGTGGCACATTCCCATCAAGTCCAGCACCAAGAGATGTAGCGATATCATCTAATCAAAATACTATTGTTACAACTACTGCTTCTGGCAGACGACAAGCTAGACAAATAGATGGTCAAAGATTTAGATTAAGAATTAGATTTCCAGTTATGACTAGAGCAGAATTTGCACCTATCAATGCTTTCATAATGAAACAAAGATCACAAATGGAATCATTCCAATATGTTCCACCAACAATAGATGATTCTTTAGGAGTTGCTTCAGGAGTTATATCTGTAAATGGTGCTGTAAGTGCTGGTGCTACATCTTGCTCAATAGATGGCATGGCAAATAGCACATCAGGAGTATTTAAAGCTGGAGATTATTTTAGATTTACTGGACAGAATAAAGTTTACATGGTTGTTGCAGATGTTGATTCAAATGGTTCTGGTGCAGGAACATTAACTTTTGAACCACCATTAAGAGCAAACGTAGCTGACAATGCAGTTCTAATTTATTCTAATGTAGATTTTACAGTTGGTTTAACTGGAGATATTCAAGAATTTACTATTGGCACAGAAAACTATTTTCAATACGAAGTTGATCTTATAGAGGTATTGTAATGACTAGATCATTAACTGCTTCGCTAATAACAGAACTAGAAACAAATAAACTTAATCCAGTTGAACTTGTTTATTTAGGTATTAGCACAGGAACTTATTATACAGATCATTATAAAAATTTAACATTTGATGGCAATACTTATACAGCTTCATCATTGTTTTTAGGAAGTTCTGAAGTCCAAGAAAACGCAGACGTTGCTGTAAATACATTATCACTTAAATTTTCAGGTGCAGATACAACAATAATTTCTTTATTGCTCAACAATAACTATATGAATAAACCTGCAAAAGTTTATAGAGGTTTTTTAAATGATTCTCAGGCATTAATAGCAGACCCATTTCTTTTATTTGATGGAAGAATATCTAGCTTTACTTTAGAAGAAAACGAAACAACTTCTTCTGTTAATATTATTATAGCATCACATTGGGCTGATTTTGAAAAGACTTCAGGAAGAAGAACAGCAGAAAATTCACAAAAACTTTATTTCCCAAATGATAAAGGAATGGAGTTTGCAAGTAAGACAGCACAAAGAATTAAATGGGGTTCAGCTTAATGAATGACTTATACAGAACAATTCATTTGTTTAGACAATTTCCTAAGTACGATAAATTATCTTATGAATTTTTAGTTAAGATGGTTACACCATCAATTAACTTAGACCAATATCAAATACACAGAATAGGCAATCAAGATATTGGATTTACTAACTGGGCTTTTCTTAGTGATAATGTTGAACAAAGATTTGTTTTAACAGGAAAGCTAAAAGACAATGAATGGAATTGTGGAGACAATATTTGGGTTATGAATGTATTAGCTAAAAGTAATTGCTTACAAATTATGAAGTGGGTTAAGAATTATTTTAAAGATAAAATTCAAGTTAATGAATCTGTTAAATGGGTAAGGCAAGATAATAACTTTCATATTTATAGAAAAGCAGAAAAGTTTAAAAGGGAGTTTCATATCTAATGGCTAAAGGTGTAATAGCATCAGCAATTATTCAGTTCGTTATAACAACAGCTATAAGTTATGTTATATCGCCTAAACCAAAATCGCCTAGACAATCATCACAAGATGAAGCTAAAGGAACTTTAGTAAATAAAGACTCTAACAACAATCCTATTCCTATTGTTTATGGTAAAAGACAAGTGGGATTAACTAGAGTATTTGTTGAAAGTTCTGGTTCTGATAATCAATATCTTTATGTTGCTGGAGTTCTTTGTGAAGGTGGTGGTGCAGGAATTACTGCAATAGATGAAGTTTATGTAGATGACAAACTAGTTACGTTTGATGGTTCATTAACTAATGGAACTTTAAGAGGAGTTTCTAGTTCAGATGCTAATTTTTATAAAAACGGAGAGTCATTAATATCTATTCAAGGATTTTTTGGTTTAGACAATCAATCAGCTTCTTCTTTACTTGATGAAACAACTAACTGGACATCAAATCACAAACTATCTGGTCTTGCTTATGTTGCTTTAAGATTTAAGTGGAATCAAGATGCTTTTAATGGATTACCAGAAGTTAGAGTAACTGTTAGAGGTAAAAAGATTTATGACCCTAGATTAGATTCTACTAAAGGTGGTTCTGGTTCTCATAGACAAGATGACCCAACAACTTGGGCTTATTCTAATAACTCATCATTAGTTCTTTTAGATTATTTAAGAAATAGCAGATATGGAAAAGGATTACCTAATGATGCTTTTGAAACTAATTATGATTCATTTAAGACTTCAGCAAATACCTGCGACACACAAGTTACACCTTATTCAGGTGCAGTAAGCGATATAAACTTATTTGAAACAAATGCAGTTATAGATAGTGAAAAAAAGGTATTAGAGAATGTAAGAGAATTGCTTGTACCAATGAGAGCAATCTTTAATTACACACAAGGTAAGTACAAAGTTATTATTGAAGGAACAGGAAGTTCACAATTATTATTAACTAAAGATAATGTTGTAAGTGAAGTTAAATTACAAGGCGAAAACAAATCTGAAAAATATAATAGAGTTGTAGGAACATTTACAAACCCTGAAAAAGATTATCAATCAGATACAGTTTCATATCCACCTTATGATGATTCTGCATTAGACCCAGCAGATCAACACGCAACTATGTTAAGTGAGGATAATAATACTTTATTAGAGAGAAGCTTTGATATGATTCATGTTACATCACCTTATCAAGCAGAAGAAATTTGCGAGAACATATTAAAGAGATCAAGAAATAATTTAAAAGCAGAAGTTACAGTTACTTCAGAAGCACTTAATTTATCTATTGGAGATATAGTAACAGCTACATACGATACAGCAGGTTTTAATGCCAAACCTTTTAGAGTGATGTCTTTAGCTATTAATTCAGATTCAACAGTAACTCTTGGATTAGAAGAACATCAAGATAATTTCTATACTTGGGAAGAAAAAGGCGAAGCACCTACAATAGCTGATACAATACTTCCAAATCCTTTTTCTGTATCTCCACCAGCTTCAGTTACTTTAGATGACCAATTAATTGAATACTCAGACGGAGTTGTTATTACAGCTTTAGATATAACAATCGGTGCATCACCAGATAACTTTGTAGATTACTACCAAGTAGAATATAAACTAAGCACAGACACCGATTATCTTATATCTGGTCAGGTTACAGGATTATTCCATAGAATACTAAACGTAAAAGATGGATTTACTTATAACGTAAGAGTAAAAGCATTTAATACATTAGGAGTATCTTCTACATATACATCTGCAACAAGAACTATCATTGGTGGAATTGCACCACCTTCTGATGTAACAGATTTCTCTTGTAACATTATTGGTGGAGATGCACATTTATCTTGGCAACAAATAGCAGATTTAGATTTAGCACATTATCAAATCAGATATTCTACATTAACAACAGGTGCTTCTTGGGGTAACTCAGTTTCTTTAGTTGAAAAGGTTGCAAGACCAGCTACTTCAGTAACAGTTCCAGCAAGAGTAGGTTCATACTTAATTAAAGCAGTAGATAAAAATGGTAACTATTCTTCTAATGAAACAATCATTGAAACAAATGTATTAGCAATAGGAAATTACAATGCTGTTGCAAGTCAAACAGAATCTCCTACATTTTCAGGAACTAAAACTAATGTAATAGTTTCTGAAGGAACATTAAGATTAGACTCATCAGAATTATTTGATTCTGCAATAGGAAACTTTGATTCTGCTACTTCATTCTTTGATTCTGGTGTAACTGCTTATGACTTATATTCTGAAGGAACTTATTTATTTGCAAGTCCAATAGATATAGGTGCAGTTCATACATCAAGAGTAACTGCTTCTATTACACAGACATCAGATAACTTAGATGATTTATTTGATTCAAGAACTGGAGATTTTGATGATGCACAATCTAACTTTGATGGAGATACTCCAGCTAATTCTAATGCTCATATTGAAATTGCTTTATCTAATGACAACATAACTTATACTTCATTTAGAAACTTTGTTGTCGGCGATTACACAGCTAGATATTATAAATTTAGAGTAACATTGAGGTCTTTTGATTTATCATCAACACCAGTTATTAGTGCTTTATCAGTAAGTATAGATATGCCAGATAGAATATTTAGTGGAAATGATATTGTTTCAGGCACAGGAACTTATACTGTTGCATTTACTTTACCTTTTTATTCTAATTCTTATGCAGTAGGAATAACAGCACAAGGTATGACCACAGGAGATTTCTTTACAATTTCAAATAAAACTGTTAATGGTTTTGATGTTGCATTTAAAAATAGTAGCAATTCAGGAGTTAG